ACGTTCAGATTCATCAAGAAATGGAGGCCAATAATGAATAAAGCAATTATATTTTTGTTCTAACTTACGAGACCATTCCTCCTTATAGTTGCATCCCGAAAATCCACAATCATACTCATCAGTTCTTTGGGATAGAATATAATCAATATCATTTGGATTAATACTGGCAGCAAAAGGAAGAGAAACATAATTTGGATGATTTACATATTCCCTGAAGTGCTCTCCAAAATATGAAAAATCAGGATCTCTATAATACTCTCCAGTAAAAATATACTTTTTGAATGGAAAGTCTTTTTCTTTATAGTGATTATTCAATACATTATGGAAAGTCCAAAAAATCCAAGTAGTTTTTTGAAACTTATTTGCCAGATAATCAAAGTACTCCATCCAATTGGAACTTCTTTGATCGTAAAAATTGTCACACATCAAGAATATTTGATCTTCAGAGTCTTCAATTTCTTCAAAGTTTTTTAAATCATATGCCTCAAGACCATATAAAGAAAAACCATTTACAAATTTCATACTCATCAAATAGTGAGTACCTTTTGTTGGGTACTCACTGGTATTAATAAGATATATTTTTTTCATTATCAAGAAGAAGTTTCAGAATCTTTTTTTAGAATTTGATTGTTAATCCATGAGTAAGTTTTAGCAATTCCTTCCTCAAGTGTCTGAGAATAATCCCATCCAAGTTTTTTACGAATAAGATCATTGTTAGAATTACGACCACGTACTCCAAGAGGAGCATCTAGGATATGTTCTTTTTCTACGTTTTTACCTGAGACTTTAGATGCAGTATTAACAAGTTCATCAATGGTTACCATTTCTTCAGAACCAATATTAACTGGTCCCATAAAATCACTATCCATCAATCTGCAGGTTGCTTCAATGCATTCATCAATATACAGGAAGGAACGAGTTTGTAGGCCATCTCCCCACACTTCGATGGATCCACCTTCCTCAGGAAGGTAGGCAACTTTACGGCAGATTGCTGCTGGCGCTTTTTCTCTACCTCCTTCCCAAGTTCCCTCTGGTCCAAAGATATTATGATACCTAGCAACCCGAACAGGGATCCTATAATTACGATTATAAGCGAAAAACAACCGCTCTGAGAACAACTTCTCCCAACCATATTCAGAATCTGGATTTGCGGGGTATGCTGAATCTTCACGGCAATCTGGATTATCTGGGTCTAATTGATTGTGTTCTGGATACATACAAGCAGAACTAGAGTAAAAAATCTTAGTTTTGTTTACTCCCTTAAAGTCATTCAACTGTCTCTGAGACTCAAGGACATTCAAATTAATACTTGCAGAATTATGCATAATGTCAGCATCATTCTCACCAGAAAAAACAAATCCTGCACCACCCATATCAGCAGCAAACTGATAGATTTCATCAAAAGTATCAATATATTGAGATGCTACAAAGTGATAGAAATTGCCGAGATATCCTTTAAACTGAAGCACTCTTTCCACAAAATTAGCGTCTCTCAGATCTCCCTGAATAAACTCATTTGCTTCAGAAATTGAAAATTCTGGATATTTAAGATCTACACCACGGACCCAATAACCTTCTTTCCGCAGTCTTTTTACCATGTGGCTTCCAATAAAACCACCAGCACCAAGAACAAGTGCCGTTTTCTTATAGTCACTCATAGATGAATAAATTACTCTTAGTATATATTATACAAAAAAAGATGGGTTTATGCAACCCATCTTATGTAACTCAGGCTCGCCACCAATTCTTTGACTGGAAATTGGAAACCAGGCGGGAGTTATCCCATCCGCACCACTTGCCTTTTTAAGGAATGGCAAGAAACCTACTTTGCAGCAGAAACAAAATAATTAATTGCTTCTGCTTGATTGAGTACATCCGACAAAGTTGGAAACTCTGGATAATCCATTTTCACTGTGTTTAACGGATTATCATTCCAAACACGAGCAGTATCATATTCAATACTAAAATGATCATTTAGCATAGCATATGCTTGCTTGAAGACTTCAAAGCGAAGTTGATAAGGTGTCATAATTTTACTCCAGTGTGTATGTGTGTGTTAATAGGGTCATTTTGACTCCACCACTTAGTTTTGAGAAACTAAGAAAAGTTGGGCTAACTTTGATATCTCGGTAATACCAAAGAATGCACATAAGAATAGTACATCCCAAAGTTTAAGTTTAATAGCAAAGGGTACTGTGAGTAATCCTCCAACAACCTTTATCATTAAACCATATTTAAATTCTCCCCATAACATAGTTTGATAACCAATGATGAGGAGAATATTCCCAATCCACCGAAGCAAATCAGATTTAGACATAAGGGGTTTTGCTCCCGACCAGTGCTGTTAAAGTCCATCCGTGACTATTTACTCATCATCGTCTCTCACATAACAAGGGACCCTATCAGGGTCTAACCATTTCGCATATTCAATGTCTTCCATAGCAGTAGAACATTGTAGAACATTATCAAAAAGATAAATGTCATTCCAGCGTTTGGTGTATTCGTTTTGCTTTTGCATACGATAATCAGGTTTACCGTTGATTTCAAGAATACCAACTTCTACAAATCGATATCCTTCACGTTCTAAAAGGACTTTAGGAAGTCGTGTTGTCATGCAACCTCAACGGATTCAAGATCTGCAAGAACATATTCCATAAGCATTTCATAGTCATCAAGGGGATCACCAGAGAATACTACACCTTCATTCTCATAAAAACGACGAACCTTTTTGTAGAGTTTCGGATTCTTTACATCAAGATAGAAATCGCCGTTTGCTGCACCACGAAGGGTTTGAACGTCTTTCTTGAATTTTGCTGTGAGAGTCATTGTTTTGAATGTTGACCTTAGTATTATAAGGGTTTGACTTGGAGAAGTCAAGGTGGACAGATTTGTTTCTGTCCTATGCTCCTTGCGTGGATCGAACACGCCTCGGGCGAATTATGAGTTCGCTGCATTCACCAGATTGCTAAAGGAGCGATGGGAATACTGGGAGTTGAACCCAGACTAAGCCCTTATAAGGAGCCCGCTCTAACCATTAAGCTATACTCCCGTGGTAGGACTGCTGAGACTTGAACTCAGTTCACACCGTTATAAGCAGTGGGCCTTAACCCATAGGCGACAGTCCCATAAGACCAGATCTATTGTAGAGGACCTGGAACTCTTCGTCAAGAACCTTCTTCGTGGTCGGTATGTATTCGTATTACATCAGCATCCACTTTAGATTCTACTGCAAACTTTATGGTTTCGTTATATGGAACTATCACTGCGTTTCTTTCTCCATCAGTAATAATAAATGATTCGCCATTTTCTACTCTTTCTATTAGATTATCAAAATCTTCTTGAAACTCTTCGACTGTAAACTTTTGGAGATCTGAAAGTTCTGGATACATTTTCATAAAGTGAAGTTTTATGAGTCGGAATGACAGGATTCGAACCTGCGACATCTCGCTCCCAAAGCGAGTGCTCTACCAAACTGAGCTACATTCCGTTACTTGTTTTTGTGTATAAACATAATACCAGCAAATGGTATGATTGTCAACCCACATCCACATAAGAAAAGAAAGAAAGGACTTGCTGCTAGTGTCTCAACTAAGTGGAAAATCATCTTCCTCTCCAGTTCTTGTATTCATAGTACATGTATTGGTCCACTTCGTCAAGTCCTTGTAATGGTGCATTATCTGTTCTAGTAGACCATTCTTTGCAAAACTGTTTAATATCTATATTGTTTGCAATACCGTGTCCATACATTCTCACAAAAGCAGACATTGCAAAATTATACTTTTGCTTATTGGGGATATGCATTATTGAGTCCCCATACAATAAACAATCCAACAATACCAATGATAGTCATTGCTGTAAAAATTGTATTACTCATCTTCTTCGTCCTCGTAAGTTGATGGTTCTTCGAAGAGTTCATCCATTTTTTGTTGAAAAACTCTTTGATTTAATTTTTGCAAATCTTCTTCTGTAATTGATACCATTAGTTTAAAGTAATTTTAAGAAATGGAAGTAAAGGTGGAATAACCCCAACCAATCTCAAAAGTCCCTCAGCAAATAAAGCAAGAACCACCCAACCGACGCACATACTAATGATAGAAGCATTACGGTTGTGTCTTCGTATAGCAGCATCGATCATCTCCTGAACTTCAGAACGTGTGATAAATTCTTCTTGTTCGTGCATCATTTCTCATCTCCAAGAAACTTTGCAAGAGGATCTTTTTTAGTCTTCACGATTTCACATGACCTATAATAAAACATATTATTGGTGTTACCAGAGGCTTCAAAAGTTGCCTTGATCTTCACCCAATTATCATAGGTGTGTTGATCCATAGGTTTGTTCCTGTGATACTACTATATAATAATCACAGACATTTTAAAGTCAACTCTTTGTGTTCATATCGTAACACTGTTGAAGAAATTGTTAAATTTGTAACTATTCTTAAAACGGAAGCGGTAGGATTTGAACCCACGAACGCTATTAACGTTGGTTGTTTTCAAGACAACTGCCATAAACCACTCGGCCACGCTTCCAATATTAGAGGTTCAACGAACCTCAAAATCCAAACGCTTTACTTTACGTTGGCGTCTTGCTTCCTGAAAAGCAAGATCTTGTGAAGAGAGAAAATTTGATTTTTGTTCTCTCTGAATAGAGTTTAACATAACAATGCGAGATAAGTCAACAGCTGAAACTTTATCTCCACGAATTGTTGCCATATTTGGACAACCACAAGTAACTGTTTTAGTTTGGTGTCCTATTAATTCTTTATTACAATCTTTACATCTTATTGAAATCATTGTTCTTCATCCTATTCATTGTAAGTGCGATCTTAACATCCAAACAAATTTGCCATGAGACTCCATTAAATCTTGAAC